TGCTTTAATCTTCACACCATCTCCTGTACCTCCATTTACTTCTAAAGGAAAAGAAGGATTACAATTTATCCCTACATTACCCGAAGAATCTATGCGCATTCTTTCTGAGTCATTAGTCCTAAACTGCATTGAGTTGTCAGAATGGTCGTATGTTAAAAGACCAACATTTGCATCATCTTCATCTTCAAATCTGATTTGCGAAACTCCACTCGAATTAGCTTTAAGCATTAAACGAGCATCTCCGCCTGATGATGTGCTATCTATTTTAAGAATAGCATCACCCGAACTATTAAAAATATGCATTAATTCATCAGGACTCGAAGTGCCAACACCCACTCTATTATTAGCAGCATCTACATATAGTGTATCAGTATCTACTATAAGGTCGCCTCCAACATTAAGGTTATTATCAAATTCTGCGTGTCCTGTGCTAAAAAGGCTAAGTACCGTATTCGAAGGAGTAGCAGTAGAAAATACCATACTATCACCACTACTATTATAAGCTATTCGACCTTGATTATTAGAAGAATTGGTTCTTTTAAAATTTATATAGCTTGATGTATTACCTGTTGCACTTGAATCCTCAAAGTGCAAGGAAGGTGATACTTGTTTTTCAATTACAATAGTACGGTCTGTTGTAGCACCTGCTACAGTAACCTGTTGTAAAGTAGGAGTAGTACCTGAAGGAGCATCTATCCATTCTGTACCCGTAACTGTAGAAGATAATATCTGACCATCTTCTCCTGCCTCTCCGTTTGAATCTACAATAGCAGCACCGATATAAGCAGCTCCATCTATATGTACATTACCTGCAGTAAAGTAGTGGTTTGCAATACTTGAGTTACCATAAGTAGCCGTATTGCTTCCGTTACCTACTGCTTCATAACCAATTACAATCTCATTGTCGGTATCTGCTTCACCTGAATAAGTTAATGAACCAATATATACATTATAGTCTCCTGCGGTTTTATTAGAACCACCAAAAAGGTCAGCACCTGCTCTAAAACCAATAGCTACATTTCGACTACCTTCTATGTGTTGAAGTGGAGCAATACCAATAGCTACATTTGTAGTACCGCTTATATTCGAAGATAATGTAGATGTACCAATAGCTATATTAGAATCTCCTACGGTGTTTGCAGAAGCTGCATTTTCACCAATAGCAATATTCAACGCTCCTGTCGTATTAGCATTAAGAGGTGAATTTCCAATAGCAATATTTGATGAAATACTCCCTCCACCTAAACCAACTTCTAATCCATTAACATCATCAGTTGTTAATCCACCCGTAATAGTTACTCCATTGTTTGCTCTACCTAAACTAAGAGCCGAAGCATTACCTAATCCATCCTCAATAAGTGTAACACCCGATACATCTAATACATCATTATCAGTTGTCTTTAACAGACCATCGTAAGTGTCTTTAATCTTTGTATTTGTAAGTGTAGCCATAATATATTTTAGGGTTCAGAATCCCAATATCCGATTTTGTTGTTTACTTGTTTTATTGCCTCTTCTACGCTTGTAGCCGTTATATTCGTTCCCGTTGGATTAAAAGCCACTAAAGAACCTAACATCTCAGTCTGCATAAATGTCCAACTTGAACCATCGTATCTGTATAGTCCTTTTAACTTTCTGTTTATTCCAATGATCCCAGTAGTAGTTCTAACTAAATATATGTCTCCTGCTGTTAGTTTCTCTACACTGGAAAGCTCTGCATAAGTATCTACCGTACCATCTACCACATCATCAATGAGGTAGATAGATCCCCAACCAATGTTATTTTTTTGATAGTTCGGCATGTTCCGTTTGCTTAGTTCTTTCTTCTTTTCTAAGGAAGGCTATCAACTTTCTGATATTCTCATCCTTTGGTTTATACTTTCCTCTTAGTTTTCCCATTACCCTAAATACCAGCTATGGAATCCGACATCTTTATCAGGATGCATATCCTCAGTATTTACAGTAGTATATTCAGGATATAAGTGACTATTACTGTCCATATAATCCATGAATCTTCTTGTGTAGAACTCAGCAGTCTCAGATGCTCTATTAATAAGCATGTTAATCTCTTCCATAGTCACAGTGTCAGCATTCTCACTTCTGTGCTTATAGATACCGCCATTGCCGACCTGAAAGGCGGCAAATGGCAAGTAGTCGCTCTGAGTAAACCAAATAAGCATTGGCTTAACATATTCATCAAGAAGCGTCTTATAGTTTGCATTACCTGCATCACCTATAGTGCCATTCAATATTAAAGTCTGTATCTTCTTGTAGAGTGTACCTCCTAAGTAATTCTGAATGTGAGTATCTTGAGCTACCTCAACAAACTGAACTACTTTATCAGGATCTACATTACCACTAATAATAGACTTCTGTTTTATGTCTTGTATTGTAACAAATAGTGCCTTCTGTGCCATCTTTATTTAGTTGTTGGGTAAGCACCTTTGTTTGGCATATCTACTGGTCTTACATCTACCTCACTCGGATTGTTTGGTGCTACAAAACCTTCTGACAAAGCCTCTTCTTCGCTTACTTGTTGTTTCTTCTTATATACTCTTCTCTCCCAAAAGTGATGGCAGTTCTTACCACCTTTATATTTAAAGAGAGAGTAGTTACGGCCTTTGTGGCCTAACTCTCTATTTACTCCTTTAAAAGACATCTTGTTGATATCCTCTAAGCGGAATACAATATCCTTCTCTGTTAAAGACTCTACTTTAGAGCAGAATAGACGGCTCTCAGAGGACTTTCTCACTGGCATGTATGCATAACGTACCTTGAAGCCTTTATTGTCCTGAGAACTCTTCTTAGAGGGTGCAGCGTCATTACGCTTCACCTCTGATAGTTTAGTAAAGTCAAACTCCTCATTCTCATCAGTAACTTTCTCTGTGTACACAAGTTCCCACTCATCAGAGATTACTTCACCCATCTCTTCTAATTGGTCGAAGATGTCATCGGCTTCTTCGTCTGACAAATCTGACAAGTCTTCTTGCACTTGTTTTGACAGCTTTTCACCTGTTTCTTCTTCTCGTTTAACTCGTGTTTCAATATTATCAAGTTCTGTAAATTCAATAGGTTGTAATGTTACGAAGTATAGATTAAGGAAAATACCATTAAAGGCAAGAATCTCATCCAACCCATCAATGATCTGTTGTTGGAATGGTCTAATCACCATGTTATCCATGATGATTGACGCTGTTCTTAACTCCTCTGCATTGTTACCAAATCCAGTATTGTCTTTAATACCCAATAGAATTGGTGATACAATGCGGTGTCCTAACATTATCTTCTCTCTCGACTCATCAGCCAAGAACTGATATTGTGCATGCGCATCGGGCAAGTGAATAGGCTCAATAGTTGCTTGTTCCTCTGATGACTCGTTGAACGTAAGTATGAACTTGCCTGCATTCGAGCTTCCGCTAAATTTATCATATATCTTTCTCTCAATTAACTCTTGCGTTTCTTCATTAGGTACTCCATTGTTGAAGTTGACCAGTAATGAAGGCTGTAGCCCGTTTTGGATATTATTGATGTGGTAGTTTGCCACCTCTTCTTCAAGGTCACAATACTGTAAACATCCATTATAATCCACAGGAGCATAGTAATAAAATCCTGACTTGTAAGGTTTGAATATATAAAGTTCAATAACTTCGCTCTTAGAGCCATTGCCAAACGTAGGTATTCTTTTCGGATTGTCACTTGGTTTTAATTCTGCCCATTTATGGTGGTAGTAATAAGCTTCTATGCGACCATTTTTAGCCTTCTCTGCTCTCAAGGTCTCCATTGGAAAATGAAGCACCTTAGTGATTGCAGTTTTTTGCTTATTGTAGATAACCTGTACCGCAGCTTGTCCAAGAAGCTTATAGTCATTTACTACCCTTCTCATTTCACGAGGCTTCAAAAGAAGCTTCATCTTAGCATACATGCCTGGCTTTTCAGAACTATCAGTAGCGTCTAATCCTCTACCATAGATCATCTCTGTAATACCATTAATACAGCATGAGTTGGTAGGGCTGCCTAAATAGTTTTCAATAAGACCATCAAAATAATCTTGACCATCTTCTCCATTTAAATACAGCACCCAATCCTTGTTGTGCTGTTCCACTACTTCAGGAGATTGATATCCACTAAGGTTTACCACCTTAATACTATCCTTGTACTTCCTTACTTCTTGCGTAGTGTTTACTAATTTTACTCTGCTTCGTGCCATATTATATTACTATGTATTCTGTCTTGCCTGGGTTGTATTCATCATAATTATCAGGCAATGTAAACACATCTTTCTTACTTGTTTCACTTGTAATATATACAAGATCTCTGTAATAGATATCTGTGTCAGACTTGATTGTTAGCGTGTATATTTGTCCCTCCTTCAATGTTAAAGAGGGAGTGAATGTAACTTCAATAAAGTTAGTGTTAGCTGATTCCACCCAAGTAAAGCTTGGTGATGAATCAGCTATATCCGTACCATTCTCAACAAACGTAATGCTTGCTGCATCTAAATCAGCAGCAGCATACGATGAAGGTATGATGCTGAATGTTTGTGCTGTTTGTATTGGTCTAATTCGTATCACAATAGGGTAACTAAATACCTTTGTTTTTGTTTTCATTATATACAAAAAAAGCAGCCTTACGGGGCTGCTCTTATTGTCTTGCAAGAACTATTATTTACTCAACAATAGTAGCTTCAGTTAAGAAATCTCCATCAATATAGTTAGCTGGTTTACGCTCCATAGAAGTAAGCGTTAAAGTGTAACCTGCAAGGTCTCCCATAGCAGCTCCTGTTACAATGCTACCTCCTGTTACGTCAGCACCATTTTCTTTACCAACAAACCAAAAGTTTGAGTTGTAGTCTTCTACTACGATGTGAGGTCTTCCGAAAGCAAGTAATTTTACTTCGTAGTTATCCTCTTTGCTTAATCTTGGTAGAGTAAGCTCTAATACCTGCTCAAAAGCGGTAGTCCCATTCTCTCTGTTAGATTGAATGTTCTGTGTTAAAGAAGAAGCACCGTTGTTAATGTCGTACTTATAGAAAGTATCTCCTGAGAATGCAGTTGCTAAAACAGAGTCATCTGCCTCTTCTGTAGCAGAAACAGTTCCGTAGTTAGCAAAATATACATTCTTGATACCACCTATACCATCCTTACAAGGTAACTCTCTTCCTGATGTAATGTCACAAGCCATAGTTTGATATTTTATATTAAAAAAGGGTAGGTAGGCTCTAAGGCTTACCTACCCCTTCTTTGATTAAACAATTATTTCTTATGCAAGAGTTAATAAGGCAAGGTCAGAACCAATACCGTACTCTACACCTGCAGTGAATCGCATAATTACACGAACGTTTTGTGATCCATCAAGGTCTCCCATATCAAGAACTTTAACTTCGTTGTGGTCAGATAATAGACCAGTACCGAAGTAAAGGTTAGAAGCTTGACCTGCTACGATGTGGTCAGTTGGCATACCTGGAGCAAGCTGAACTTTGATTCCTTCGAATGAAAGAGCGTTGCCGTTGTTATACCAAAGTGATCCTTGAGCGTTAACCCCAGCAGCACCTAAACCTGAAGCTCCGAATCCTCCTAATGCACGGATGTATGCTTGGTAAGCTACAGTTGGTACATAGATAGTAAGGTCTTCTTTACCATAAACTGCAGAAGGAAGAGCGTCTACTACGTTTCCTAATAGAGTGATGATGTTAGAAGCAGTGAATGAAGTTTCAGAACCATTAGCAGCATCGTTTACATCAGAATCATCAGTCATTTTTACAGTGAATCCGTCAAACTCACCTGCAGTAGCGTTTACTCCGCCCCAAATGTTTTGCTCAGTCTTCTCAGCTACTTTCCCAGCTACGTGAGCAATTAGGAAATCAG